GGCCGGAACTGAAGCAACTGCTCGACACCTTTGGCATTGGCAATCACCCGGCGGTCATTCAGGCGTTCAGTTTCTTCGGCAGCAAGATTCGTCCCGACAGCTTTGGCCCCACGGGTCAGGGTGATGTGACGAAGCCGGCCACGCTGGAGGAGCGCGCCTCAAAGTGGTTCGACAACCCAACATCGAAAGCCAAGGTCGCGTAACGAGTCGCGACCTGTCACATGGAGGTGACACATGAGTACCCTTGCAGCTAACTACTTGACGCTGGCCGATCTGACCAAGCGGTTGGACCCGGACGGCAAGATCGGCGACATCGGCGAGATGTTGTCGCAGACGAACGAAGTCCTGCTGGACGCCCCGTTCGTCGAAAGCAACCTGCTGACCGGCCACCAGGTTAACATTCGGACCGGTCTGCCGGATGTCTACTGGCGCCAGATCAACGTCGGCGTCCCGACCTCGAAGAGCCGGACTGCTCAGGTGATGGAAGCCTGCGCCCGTCTGGAGGCGTGGTCGGAAGTGGACGAAGCCCTGGCTGAGTTGAACGGCAACAGTGCCGCTTTCCGCCTGTCGGAAGCCTCGGCGTTCATCGAGGCGATGAACCAGAAGATGGCCGACACGATCTTCTACGGTGACGCCAGCACGACCCCGGAGCAGTTCACGGGCCTGACCACGCGGTATTCGAGCACGACTGCGGTGAACGGCCAGAACATCGTGGACTGCGGCGCGAACAGTGGCGACGGCAATTCAGCTTGGCTGATTTGCTGGAGCCCGCAGACGGTGTTCATGACCTACCCGAAGGGAACCAAGGGCGGTCTGGAACACAACGATCTGGGTCTGCAGACGGTCCACACCAGCACCACGCTGGGCGGGGCTCGGCTGCGGGCTTATCAGGATCAGTTCATCTGGCGCTGTGGCATGGTGGTGAAGGACTGGCGGTACGCGGTACGCATCGCGAACATCGACACGTCCGTGATCATTGCCGATCCGACGGGTGCAACGCTCTCCCTGATCAACAACATGATCAAGGCGATCCACCGGCTGCCGAACATGAACATGGGTCGCCCCGTGTTCTACGTCAACCGGACGGTTCGGGAGATGTTGGACATCCAGGCGATGCAGAAGAGCAACGTCTACCTGAATGTTGGTGAGGAAGAGGGTCGTCCCAAGACCGTGTTCCGCGGCATTCCGGTGCGGACTGTTGATGCCCTTACCAGCGCCGAGGCGGATGTGACCTAACAGTCGCACAGACAGAAGGAATCTGACAATGTACATGGATGGACAACTGATCTTCTCTGATGCCCAGGCAATCACGGTGGACGCGATTTCGACCAACGTGATCGACCTGGGTGCAACCAACACGCTGAAGGACATCGGCGCCGGTGTGCCGCTGTATCTGGTGATCCAGATCGGCGTCGCCTGGGCTGCGGCTGGGACGGTGACGTTCTCGCTGGAGTCCGACAGCACGGTGGACCTGGCGACTTCTGCCACGGTCCACTGGGTGTCGGCAGACATTGCGAAGTCGGTCCTGGTGGCCGGGTATCGTGTGGTGGCCATTGCCCTGCCGATCGAGAAAACCTACGAGCGGTATTTGGGTGTGCGGTACAACGTCACCACGTCGGAAACGGCCGGTACGGTCGATGCGTTCCTGGTGAGCGACGTGAATGCCTGGTCGGCCTACGCTGACAACTTCGCAATCGCCTAACGCTGAAACTGGCGGGGCCGGGTAACACCGGCCCCGTCTTCTCACGGGAGCGACTATGGACGTGAATTTCTGGAGCTTTATCGCGCAACCCGTTCAGCACGACACGAACTATCTGGCGTTCGTCTCACGCGGGGTTCTGGTGCTGGCGGCTGGGGATGTGAACTACATCACGGCCGGTGGCTCTGAGGACACGCTCTCTGTTTCTGCCGCAATGCTGCCCTACATCATCCCGTGCTTCGTCAGGCAGATTAAGGCCACGGCGACGACGGTAGCCGACACGGATATGCGTATCGGCCGGTGAGTGCCGACGTTGACATCGTCAATCTCGGACTGGTGCGGCTTAGGCAGAAGCAACTGCTGGCCGCCCTCGATACCACCACGGCCACAGGACGGTCGGCCTTAAGGGTCTACGCAAACTCCCGCGACCTGCTGCTGGAAAGCTACGCCTGGGGCTTTGCCACCAGCATTGAACAACTGGCCTTGATTGGTGGTGATCCGCCGCCCGGCTGGGCCTACGGCTACACCATCCCCAACGAGTGCCTGTACGTTCGCGTGGTCTGCGACGAGAACGGCGCCCGGTACTACGCCCGCAATCCCTATGCGTACTACGACCAGGCGCTGACCAGTGCCCCGTATGCAGTGCCGTACCAGATACTGCGGGTGGGCGGGGAGCCGGTGATCGTGACGGATATGTCACTGGCCTACGCGGTCTGCACCATGCAGGTGGACAACCCCGAGCACTTTACGGCCTCTTTCTCAGACGCCCTGTCGTGGGCGGTGGCGGCTGATCTCGGTCCCTCCTTGGGGGCGGATGATCGGATCGTGGACAACGCGCAGAAGTGGGCGGTAGCCACGGCTGCCTATGCCAAGGCGCAATCGGGCAACCAGCGCCAGCAGGATCGCCCCCCGGAGTCGCCCACCGTCGCCTGTCGGGACTGAGCCCGTGACGCAGCTCATCCAGCCGTCCTTCACGTCCGGGGAATTGGCACCGTCCCTGCACGGTCGCGTGGACTTGGCGCGTTACGTGTCGGGACTGAAGCGGGCCGAGAATATGTTCATCCGGCCGACGGGTGGGGCTTCTTCGCGGGGTGGTACGCGGTTCGCCACCAAGGCCATATCGCAGACCGAGACGGTACGGGTTAAAAAGTTCGAGTTCTCCACAGAGCAAGCCTATTGCCTGGAGTTCTCGGCAGGAGCGATCACGATCATTGCCGACGGGGCGCGTATCCTCGATGGCACAAGTACCACGGTTTTAGCGGTTGTGGTGGTAGGGGCGGAAGTCCTGAGTGTGGAAACCACGGGCGCCCACGGCCTCGTGTCGGGGGATATGGTGCTGATTTCTGGCGTCGTCGGGACGGGGACGATGACGCTGGTCAATGCCGAGCACACCGTCACAGTGACCGCCGCCACGACCTTCACCGTGCCCATTCAATCGGCGGCGTCCGGAACCTACACCAGTGGGGGGACGGTTCAGCCGTGTGTGCAGGTAGCAACACCGTACACCGCCGCAGAAGTTCCGGAACTGCGGGTCGAGCAGTCGGCGGACGTGCTGTATGTCTGCCACAAGAATCACCCGCAGTACGAGTTACGGCGCACATCGGCAACGGCCTGGACCTTCGCGGCCATGTCCTTCGATGACGGACCCTTTCTCGATGTGAACCAGGACGAGAGCATTCTGGTTTATGCGTCTGCCACGACGGGGTCGGTGACGCTGACGGCGACCTCGGCCATCTTCAGCGCCGACCACGTTGGCGCTTTGTTCTACCTGGAGGAACTGAACGTCGAGGAAGTCCCGCCGTGGGAGCCAGCGAAAAGGGTCGAGACACCTACGGTATACGGGCTGCAGCGGCGTTCGGATGGCAAGGTTTACCGGTGCGTGACCGCGAACGCGACCAACAGCAAGGCCACCGGTAGTGAAGCCCCGAAGCACAACGCGGGGATCGTGGCGGACGGCGACGGGTCCACGGTGGACGGTCTGGCGGTCATTGTGGGCCTGCAGTGGGAATACCTGCATTCCGGGTATGGGGTGTGCCGGATCACAGCCTTTGGTACAACCACGTCGGTGACGGCGACAGTACTGTCCCGCCTGCCGGATTCGGTGGTGGGCGGGGCAACGGTTGCGCAAGGTCCGTGGACGATGACCGGCGACGGGGTGGACACGACACTCTCGGTGACGGGAGCGACCAGTTCGGTGGCGGCGCAGTTCGAGGTTGTCGTTGCTGATAAGTTTCTGGAGGCGTCCGGTTACACAGTGGATTCCGCGACGGATGTGCTGACGTTTGTCACGGCCCCGGCCAATCTGGCCGCAGTACGAGCCACGCAGTTGGCGGCGAACAACCGGACCAACCTGTGGGCCTTTGGGGCGTGGAGCGAGAACCAGGGCTATCCCAGTGCGGTGGCGTTCCACGAGGACCGGCTGGTGTTCGCCGGGAGCCGAGAACAACCGCAAGGGGTGTGGGCCTCGCAGACGGGGGATTACACGAACTTCTCCAAGTCGGTACCTCTGGAGGATTCAGACGCACTGACGACGGCCATCAATGCCCGGTCCGTCAATGCGGTGACGGATCTCGTGCCCTTGTCCAGCTTGATCGCCTTGACGAGTTCAGGGCCTTGGCGTGTAGGCCCTTCGGGGGATGAACCGCTGACGCCTTCTACCTTGTTCTACAAGTCGCAGAGCAAGCGCAAGGCGGCGGCGACTCCTGCGGTTGAGGTCGGGGAACAAGCCCTGTTTGCGCAGTACGGCGGGACGAAAGTCCGGAGCCTGCAGTACAACTTGGATGCGAACGGTTATGTGGGGGATGAGCTGACCGTGCTCGCCAGGCACATGTTCGGCACGGAGAAAACCATCGTTGAAATGGCCTACGCCGAGGAGCCGAATAACCTGGTCTGGGCGGTGCGGTCTGACGGGTGGCTGGTCTCGCTGACGTATGTCCCCGAGCAGGAGGTAGTGGCGTGGGCGCGGCACCATATCGGTGGTGATGTGAAGTCGGCCTGCGTCGTTCCTGAATCCGGATTGGACGTGTTGTATTGCGTGGTCGAGCGGACGGTCCACGGGTTGACTTGGCGGTACATTGAACGGGTGACAGACCGGGATCTGGCCGATTGGCTGGAGCGAGTGAACGTAGACTCCGCTCTTTCCTATGAAGGTCGGAATGACACAGCCGCCGCGGCGAATCTCGCTCAGTTGACGGGGTGGTCAATGGGCGATGACCTAGTAGTGTCCTTTTCGGGTGGTGTGGCCTTTGATTCAGGGGATGTGGGTGGGGAGGTTTGGCTGTACCAGTCGAACGGGCGGGCGCTGAAGCTGCAGATTCAATCCGTGTCATCCCCGCTGAGTGTGACGGCTCGCCCGGATCGTGACGTGCCGGCAGAGTTGCAGGACGTGACAACGACGAGTTGGGCCGTGGCAGTTGATGAGTTATCTGGCATGGGGCACCTGGCCGGCGAGACGGTGCTGGCCCAGTTAGACGGCGCTCCCTTGGCGGAGTTGGTGGTGAGTGACGCGGGGGTGGTGACGCTGCCGTATTTCACGGCTATTGCCCATGTGGGGCTGCCGTTCGATGCGTCCATTCGGACCCTCCCCTTGACCGTGGTGAATCGCGAGACCATCCGCTGGCGGCAGAAAACCGTCCCACGGGTGGCGGTGGTTGTCGAGGACGCCCGGGGTTTTCTCGCCGGGCCTGACTCAGCGAATCTGGAATACCAGCCGATTCGTGACGTTGAGGATGACTACGAGGCCGTTGCTCCCGCTACGGAGCTGGCCGAGGTTCAGTTGTCGAACACTTGGGAGGATACTGGTGAGGTTGAGATATGGGCCAATCCTGGGGCGCAGTTGACCGTGTTGAACGTGATCCCTGACGTGGTGCCCGGCCGATGAGTGAGGACGTGATGATACGCAGCGCGAACTTCGATGACATCCCTGCATTGCTGACACTGGGCGCGCAGATGCACGCCGAGAGTCCGGGGTTTGGCAGGCATCCGTTCATCCCGGACAAGTTGCGGAATATTGCCGAGCATCTGTTGCTCAACGCCCCGGGGATTCTGCTGGTGGCGGTGCGTGGTGACGAGATCGTGGGGCTCATGGCCGGACTGGTTTCTGAGCACTTCTTCAGCAACGCCAAGATGGCCACTGACTTGGCGGTGTACGTGATTCCCGAAGCCCGCGGGGGCATGGCGGGGGTTGCTCTGATCAAAGCCTTCGAGAAGCGGGCCAAGGAACTGGGGGCAGACGAGTGCCAGCCCGGTGTGTCGGCGGGGATTTCTGACGAGCTGGCCGTTGAACTGTATGAGCGGTTGGGTTACACCCGGCGGTCAATCGGGATGTGGAAGGCGCTCTGATGTGCACTCAGGATGTGATCGCGAAGCTGTCCCTGGCCGGGGGTCTGATGCAGGCCGGGAGTCAGTTGAATCAATCCCAGTACCAACAGGCCGCCTTGAGAGTGAACGAGGCGGCCATTCGTCAGCAGTCTGTGGCCTTGGGGAAGGAAACCACGGCCCGGCAGGCCGAGATTCGCCAGCAGGGGCGGCAGGTGGCGGGGAGTCAGCGGGCGGCGTTGGGGGCTTCTGGGGTGGCGATGACGGGGACGGCCCTGGACCTGCTGAGTGACACGGCGATGCTGAACGCAGCGGACGCGGAGGCGGAACGGCAGCGCGGGGATCAGGAGATGTCGGCGGCCAGAACAGCCGCAGGAGAGGCCAAGTCCCGGCGAAAGTCGATCCGGCGATACGCCCCGTGGGAAGCGGGCAGTACGGTCCTGACTTCTGGCGCCCGGGCGTACGGCTACTGGAATCAAGACTGATGGCAATCGACATCCCGCGTGCACAACGTCGGGTCTTGCCGCAGGCCGGGCCCGCGACGTTGGTCAGCACCAAGCCGCCGGTAGACATTGGTGCCAGCCTGGCTGTCGGTCAGGCCATTGGTGAATCTGTTCAGGTTCTGAATGCCGTGGCGGCGCGTGAGCGCGGCAAGGCGGCGCGTGCGGAGTTGGTGGGGCTGGAGGCTAATCTGGCTTCGTGGGAGACGCAGGCGATCACTGACGCATCCCAGAAGCAGGGCAAGGATGCTCTTGGAATCACGCAGCAATACCTCACCGACTATGACAAAGCATCCGATGAGATCGCTAATGGGATCACGTCGCCTCAAGTACGAGCCGCTTTTGAAGAGCAGCGTGTGGCCCGCCGGACAACCTTCGAGCGCGGGCTGTTACGTCACGAAACGGCGCAGAAGGGCGTTTATTTCGACGGCCAGACCGAGGCGCAGGTCAAGGCGCAGCAGGACTGGGTGGCAGCAAATCCTCTGGACGATGAGGGCCGGACCAAGGCCATTGATCGCATGGAGTGGGCGCTGGCCGACAAGGCGGATCGGGACGGGCTTTCGCCCGAAGCTCGGGACGGGTTGCTGAAGTCTGGTCGGTCAAGTATTCATCGGTCGGCTATCAACGGGATGATTTCGGTTGGTCAGTACAGCGCAGCGAACCAGTACTACAACAAGAACAAGGCGGACATGGCCGCCGCAGACATCGGGGCGGTGGATGGTGTCGTCCGTGAGGGCATGGTGCGGTCGGAGTCAACACGGCTCGCGGATGAGTTGGTGGCGCAGCACGGGGCTGCTGCGGCGCTGAAAGCGGCCAAGGGGATCGAAGATCCCGATGTCAGGAAAGCGGCCGAGGACAGCATCCGCCGACAGATCAGCGATGCCAGTCTGCTCAGGAATCAGGCCGAGGAACAGGCCGCGGATCGGGCCTGGGACATTGTGGAAAAGAACGGCGGGGACTGGCGGCAAGTTCCCGTGGATGTCTGGATGACGGTTCCCGGGTCGGTTCGTGAGTCGATCAAGAACGCCGGTGAGCGCAAGGACGATGATCCGGTGGGGATGCAGAAGTACTACGAAATCCGGTCTATGCTCTCAGCGCCCTCTACGCAGGCTGTCGGGCTGCAGATGGACCTGATGAAGGAAGCCTTTCCGTATATGTCCACGGGGCTGTCTAAGCAGCTCATGGATCTTCAGTCTGGCATCCGGTCTGGCGACGCGAAAAGTAAGAACGTGGTGGACGGGGTACAGACCGAGGACCAGATTGTGTCCGGTGCCCTCCGGTCGATGGGCATGGACCCGAACGAGAAGAGCAAGGGTAAGGCCCAGCGGGTGGCGTTGTTCCGACGCAAAGTTGACGAGCGGGTGCGGCTGATCGAGTCGCAGACGCAGAAGCCGGCCACCACAGAGGCTGTGCAGCGGGTGGTGGATGATTTGGCGATCGAGCAGACGTTCGAGGGTTTCTTTTACGACAAGAATAAACACGCCTTCGAGATCACCGCCGAGGACGACGTGCCCGTGGTGGGTACGGATGCCGACTATGCCGCGCTACCTCCCGGCACAACGTTCCGCGGTCCTGACGGTACTCTGCGGCAGAAGCCCTGATGGGCTGGCAGGACGCGCCGATCGTCGGGGACGATCCAGGTCAGGAGCAGGCCCGGCTTAAACTGGGCGTGAGCCAGTCCATTCAACCGGATCGTCACGCCGAAGTGTTGGGGCTGGCTGAACGCTCGAAGCTCCCGCCGGACATCGTCGAGCGAAACTTTGACAAGATTCAGGAACTGCAGAAGCGCCGGGAATTACCGGTGGCTGACATCCAGCGTCAGACGCCGCACACCGCGGGGTGGCTCGCTGAGAACAAGGACAACGGGGCGGTAGCCTCTGACGACCTTCCCCGCTTGGGATGGCTGGAGTGGATGCTGACGGCCCCCGGTAAAGCGTTTGGTCAGGGCCAGGCGCAGGTGAAGGCTGGGAACCTTCGCTACCGGTCGATCTTCGGCAGACTTCCCCTGGACGATCAGACGAACCTGGTTGAGTCCGAGGCGGCCATGCAGGGAGAGTTGGGCGAGGAGACCTGGTTTGGTAAGGCGTTGACCGGGGGCTCCCGGCAGCTCCCCCAGTTGATCGAGCAGACCCGGCGTGGGGCTGAAACCGGGCTCAAGGTCGGCATGACTCTGGGGGCTGGCGCGGCTCTTCTCGGGCAGGCAGGACCGCAGATCGCAGCGCCAGAAGAGTTGCTGACCGTTCCCGCGGCGACCGCGGCTGGCTTCGGGATTGGGATGCTGTCCGAGTCGGCGCAGTTCGGCTTTGAGCAGGAGGCCGGTCATGCCTATGCTGAATTCCTACAGTTCGAGGACGAGCAGGGGACTCGGATTGATCCGGGTGCGGCGAAGCTGGCAGCGCTCGCGGCCGGTGGATTGAATGCCGGGCTGGAGGCGGTCGGGATCGGCATCCTGCTCAAGTCCATCCCCGGGGCTGAGAAGTTGCTGGGTCCGGCGGCTCGGGGGGCGGTGAGGTCTGTGCTTCGGGTCCCCACGGTTCGGGCGGCGCTGACGGAGGCGGCGAAGTCTTACGCCGGGACCTTGACGAAAGAGACGGCGGTGGAAGTCACGCAGCGGGCGGTGACAATCATGGCCGGGGAACTGGCCAAGGTAGCCTCAGCCGCCGACACACGGGGCGCCGGTGACATCGCTGCCGACCTTGGCAGGGAAGGGGTTGGGGCGCTGCAGGCGTTCACGTTCTTGTCAGCGCCGGGTCCGGTCATGCAGTCCGGGATGGGCGTCCGCGCAGCGCAGAAGGCGCAGCAGCGGCAGCAGTTCTTTGAATCGCTGGGGGAGGGCGTAAGGGAGTCGAAGCTGGCTTCTCGGCTCCCGGACAAACTGCAGGAACTGGCCTCACGAATCACTGCTGACGGTCCCCTGGCCACGGTCTACATCCCTTCGGCAGATTGGCAGACGATGTTCCAGACCAAGGAAATGGACCCCGGCAAGGCGGCTGAGGACGTTCTGGGGAGTCGGGAAGCCTACGACGAGGCGGTGAGCACGGGGGCGGACATCCCCGTGCCCCTGTCGGTGTACGCGGCGAAACTGGCCCCCACGGAGATGAACGCCGAACTGGCCAAGGTGGTCAGATTGCGACCAGGCGAGATGAACGCGACCGAGGCCGAACTGTTCCTGAAGGAGCAGGAGGCGGCCGAGAATGCCGTCCCGAAAGATCCCGATCCGGTGGACGCGATCCGCGAGGACATCATCGGGCAGTTACTTTCTTCTGGCTATGACCGTTCGGCGGCCGAGGCAATGGCTGAGGTCCAAGCGTCGTTTTATAACGCGCAGGCGGTTGCTTTGGGAGTCAGTCCCGCCGAACTGTTCTCCCGCTTTCAGCCGTCTGTGAGTCTGGAAATCCCCGAAGTGCTGCGTCAGGTGAGCCAGACGGACGAGATCGACAACTTGCTGGATCGTTACCGGCTGGGCCAGGCTCCCGATCAACGCGAGGCGATGGGCGAATCCCTGCTGGAGTTCATCGCCCGCAACGGTGGCATGGTGGACGAGCGGGACGGAACTACCGCAATTATGGGTAACGATCAGGCCCGGCAGCAGATTGACCTGTTCGACCAGATCGGGCGGTGGCTGGACGAACAGGGGATTGACATCGGCACGGCGACGAATGCCGAGATTAAGGCGAAGCTCACACAGACGCCGGGGGAGACGCTGGAGCAGCCCGCATATCACGGCAGCCCGCACCGTTTCGACAAGTTCGACCTGTCGAAGATCGGGACGGGCGAGGGCGCGCAGGCCTACGGGTGGGGGCTGTACGTCGCCGAGTCCCTGGACGTGGCCAAGAACTACGCGCCGCGAGACTTCGACGTCGAAGAAAAGCTGCTGCAGCTCTACAAGAGGGCTGAGTCACGCATCGACACCGATTCCATGGAAGTGCTCGAAACGGCGATGCTGCACGCGACGCCGGCCGAACTGCGTGAGCAGTACCCTGATTCCGGCAAGCTGATCGGCTGGATC